GGAGCTCGACGAGCTCGGGCTGCCGCTCGAGGCCGACGACCTCGACGACCCCTTCGGCCGCGACTTCCTCGACCCCGCCCGCGAGCTCTTCGCCGTGGCCGCCACCGCCCGGGCCGCGCAGATCGCCACGACCAGGGCGACGAGCATCGGCCAGTGGGCGCGCCGAGAGGGCGCGCAGCAGGCCGGCGCCCGCACGAAGACGTGGGTCGCCTCGGGCGCGAGCAACTCCCGCCACGGGGCCCTCGACGGCGAGACCGTCCCCCTCGGCGAGGCCTTCTCGAATGGGGGCCAGTACCCCGGCGATCCCGCCCTCGGGGTCGACGAAACCGCGGGCTGTCTCTGCTCGCTCGACTTCGGCACGACCTAGGAGGTCCCGAAACCATGACCACCACGAAGACCGCCATCCGCAAGGGCCGCATCTCGGCGAAGACCTTCGGGCTCAAGGCCCTACCCGACGAGGGGCCCGGGATCTTCTCCGCCGTGGTCTCCGTCTTCGGGAACGTCGACTACCACGGCGACCGGATCCTCCCCGGCGCCTTCACCGACTCCCTCGAGGGGTGGAAGGCCTCGGGCGACCCGATCCCCGTCATCTTCTCGCACCAGTGGGACAACCCCGACGCCCACGTCGGCGAGGTCCTCGAGGCGCGCGAGCTCCTCGCCGGCGACCCGCTCCTCGCCGGGACCGGCCTCGAGCAGAACGGGGGCCTCTGGACGAAGTTCCAGCTGTACGTCGAGGACCCCGACGAGACCGCCGCCCGCCGCCTCGCGAAGCGCCTCGACCGGCGCACCATCCGGGAGTTCTCGTTCGCGTACGACGTCCTCGAGGAGCAGCGCGGCAGCGACGGCGCGAACGAGCTCGTCGCCCTCGACGTCCTCGAGGTCGGGCCCACCCTCAAGGGCGCCAACCCGGCGACCCGGCTCCTCGCGAAGACCCTCGGCGAGGACTGGGACCAGCTGGGCGAGACCGAGCTCATCGACCGCCTCGCGAAGGCCGTCGCCGCCCGCGACGCCGGCACCGAGAAGGCCCGGGTCTCCGTGACCTTCGAGGGCTCGATCGAGGAGGAGCTCGAGGCGATCCACGAGGCCGGCCGGGACTGGGCGATCGAGCTCGACGCCGGCAACGGGGGCTTCTACTGGCTCCACCAGGAGGCGACCTACCCCGACGAGCTCCGGGCGATCGTGCTCGTCGAGGGCTGGGATGACCCGATCGGCGAGGGCGTCTTCTACGAGCTCACCTTCGAGCGCGACGAGGACGGCGCCCTCTCCGTGGCCGACGCCGCGGAGATCGAGGTCACCGTCGACGTGACCCCGAAGGCGCTCGCCCGCCGGCGCCTCGCATCCGTGACCCACGGAGCGAAGCGGGGTACCGTCGCGCTCGAGCCGAACACCGGCAAGTCTGAGGACAACGGGGAGGAGCCCGAAGGGGCCAACCCGGAGGATCCGGGGACGAGGACCGGGGCAGGCGAAGAGGCCGACGACGTCGACGACGACGCCGAGGTCCTCGACGAGCTCGCACTCGCAGAGCTCGAGACCCTGACACCCTGAGACCCCCGGAGGGGAACATGACGAAGACCATGACCGAGCTCGAGGCCGACAAGCTCGGCCTCCTGTCCAAGGGCCGCGACATCGCGGCCAAGGCCGAGAACGAAGGCCGCAACCTCACCGCCGAAGAGCGGACCGAGGTCAAGGGCTACGTCGAGCAGGCCCGCGCGGTGCACGCGCAGATGCTCGAGCTCGACGGCGACGCCAAGCTGCGCGAGGAGCTCTCCGTGCTGGGGACCCCCGCCGGCGACGCGAAGCACGTCGCCCCCGGCCGGGGGAAGAGCCTCGGCGAGAAGTTCACCGAGGCGCCCGAGTTCAAGGGCTGGCTCTCGAGCCTCTCGACGGCGCAGGGCCGGATCCCCGACAGCGTGAAGGGCCTCAACTCCCCCGCCGTCGACTTCCGGATGAAGGACCTCGTCACCGGGGTCTCCGACACGAGCGCCGGCGCCCTCGTGAACACGGAGTGGCTCGGCCTCCTCGACGGGCTGGCGCAGTTCCAGCGTCCGCTCACGATCACCGACCTCATCACGCGGGGCACGACGGGGACCGACACCGTCGAGTACGCCCGCGTGACCGGCTTCACCAACAACGCCGCGACCGTCGCCGAGGCGACCACCGCCGCCGGCGCCGACGTGAACGCCACCGGCGACGCCCTCGAGCTCCCCGCGGGCTCCGGGGTGAAGCCCGAGAGCGGGATCGCCCTCGAGAAGGTCACGGCGAGCGTGAAGACGATCGCCCATTGGCTCCCCGCCACGAAGCGGGCCCTCTCCGACGCCGCGCAGATCCGGACCCTCATCGACCAGTTCCTCCGCTACGGGCTCGAGGAGGAGCTCGAGGACCAGGTCCTCACCGGCGACAACACCGGCGAGAACTTCGAGGGGATCCTCACCGTCGGGGGCACGCAGGCGCAGGCGTGGGACACCGACCTCCTCACCACGACCCGCAAGGCCCGGACCCTCGTCCGGACCGTGGGCCGGGCCCGGCCGACCGCCTTCGTCTTCCACCCGAACGACAACGAGCGGATCGACCTCCTCAAGAACAGCAACGGCGACTTCTACTTCGGGGGCCCGTCCTCGAACCCGTCGGCGCCGCTCTGGGGGCTCCCCCGCGTCGAGTCCGAGGCGATGACCGAGGGCGTCGGCATGGTCGCCGATTGGCGGATGGCCGTCCTCTGGGACCGTGAAGAGGCCTCGATCCAGGTCAGCGACTCGCACGCCGACTTCTTCATCCGGAACCTCGTCGCCGTGCTCGCCGAGATGCGCGCCGCGTTCGGCGTGATCCGGCCGAAGGCCTTCGTCGAGATCGACCTCACCGCCTAGGCGCTCGAGGCCGACACGGCTACATAGCGGGCGCCTTCGGGCCCCGGCACACGAGGAGCCCGGGGGAGATCCCCCGGGCTCTTCCGCGTCTGGCCGTATCCTCGAGGGCATGACTGACACCGCAGACCCCACCCCGACCTCGACCGACCGGGAGCGTCGCACCGCGACCGCCTCGACCCCGCCGGCGCCCTCGAGCTCGAGCGAGCCCGAGACCGCGACCGCCGAGGAGACCCCGAAGCGCACGCCCGGCACGTATGACGTGAAGGACGGGCCGACCGCCCGGGCCCGGCGCGCCGAGCGCCAGGCCGAGCCCGAGGCCGAGTAGCTCCGCGAGGGCCGCGCCTCTCGGGCCTACGCTTCCCCTCCATGCCCGCGCCGCGTTGTCCTGTCTGTGGGGCCTCGCACGCGCGGTGCGGAGGGCCGACGACCGTCGTCCCGATCGACCAGCGAACCCGATCCAGAGGAGCACCGATGGCCACGAAGCGATACCCGAACCCCGCCCGCGAGGGCGCCTTCCTCAAGCTCACCGACGAGCAGGCGAAGCGCGCCGGCGTCTTCGGCCAGCACGTCGAGACCCCGCAGCGGGGCCCGGCGCCGACCGACCTCACGAACGAGGGCGGGGGCATGGTGACGAGCGAGACCGCCGGCGCAGCTGGCGCGCCGCACCCCGGCACCCCGCCGGCCGAGCCGACGCCGGAAGGCGCGCTGCAGAAGGGCGGGCCCACCCACCAGGCGCGCCAGGCCGCCGAGGCCGAGGCCGCCGAGGGCGAGAGCTCGAGCGAAGGCGCGCCGGCCGAGGGCTCGAGCGACGACGACGACCAGGCCGACGAGGAGGGCGAGGACGTGGACGACGCCGAGGACAAGAAGAGCGAGGCGCCCGACGACAAGAAGCGCCCGGCCCCCTCGAGCACGAGCACCCGGCGCCGGCGCACCGCCGCCGACACGAAGAAGAAGGCCTAGCCCGTGCCCGAGCTCCTCGCGACCGTCCCCGAGCTCGCCGCGTTCATCCAGGACGACGTCGACGAGACCGACGGCGAGCTCTACCTTCGCCTCGCCTCGGGGGAGGTCCGGGGAGCGACCGGGCTCCTCTTCGACCCCGTCACCGACGACACCGTGCGCCTCTCGGGGAAGGGCTCGAGGATCCTGCTCCTCCCCGAGGCGCCCGTGTCCGACGTGACCGCCGTCGTCGAGAACGCCGGATCCGCCACCCCGACGACTCTCCTCCTCGACGTCTTCGACTGGGACGAGCACGGGGTCCTCGAGCGGATCGACGGGGGCGTCTTCGTGCGCCGGCGCCGCTTCTACTCCGTCACCTACGACCACGGCTTCGCGGTGGTCCCCGACGAAGTGAAGGCCGTCGTGCTGCGCCTCGCCGGCCGGGCGATCACGAACCCCGAGGGGATGCGCCAGGAGAGCCTGGGCCGCTACTCCTACACGCTCGCCGGCGAGCAGGCCGGCGTCGGCTTCTACGCCCCCGACCTCGTCGACCTCGAGCCCTACCTCCTCACGAAGAGGATGCGGGCCGGGACCGCGGCGCCGACGCCGTGAGCTTCCGCCGGCTCCTCGACCGGACCGTGACGATCGTCCCCCGGATCGTCACCGGAACCGACGGGCGCGGGAACGACGTCATCGCCGACGGGGTCCCGATCCCGAACGTCCGGGCCGCTCGAGAGCTCGCGAGCTCCCTCGAGGACACCGGCAACGCCCGAGACCAGCAGGAGATCGTGTGGATCTACTTCCTCCCACCGGCGAGCGAGGACGGGACCGAGGTCGCCATCACCGGGCGCGATCAGATCCACGACGGCGACGACGTCTTCCAGGTCCAGGGCCTCCCCGACGAGGTCACCCGCCGGCGCACCGGGAAGCTCCACCACATCGAGGCCCGGGCCTACGTGCTCGAGGGGTGACCGTGTCCGTCTTCTTCGTCCCCAACCCGAAGTTCGAGGAGGAGCTTCTCCGGAGCTCCGCCGTGAAGGCCGTCCTCGAGGAGCTCGCGAAGGCCGGCGCAGCGATCTACCGCGACGGGGTCCCCGTCGCCGAGGGCGACCTCCGGGACTCCGTCTTCGGGACCGTCGCGCTCACGTCCGAGGGCTACGTCGGGCGCATCGGCGCGACCGATTGGAAGGCCGCCCTCGTCGAGCTCGGCGGATCCCTCCACAACCCCGACGGATCCCTCCGCCGGGCGATCGAGAGCATCGGCCTCGAGATCCGCGGGGTCGGGATCGGGGACGAGACAAGGTGACCGAGATGCACGCCGAGCCCGACTTCGAGGTCCTCGCCGTCGGCGCGCTCAAGGCCGCCGCCGCGGTGACCGCCCTCGTCGACGCCGACGCCATCGGGACGAAGCTCCGGGCCAGATGGCGCGCTGGCCAGGCCGCGCTCCGGATCCGCAGGATCGGCGGGCTCCCGACCGAGCAGGCCGCGCAACATCTCATCCGAGGGCGCCTCCAGATTGAGGCCTACGCCGGCGACGAGGCCGACGCCTTCGCCATCGCGCAGCAGGCCGACCTGGCCCTCCGGGCGATGCCTGGCACCTACCCCGGGGCCGTGGTGACCGCCGTCCGGAAGGACCTCGCGTTCACCAACTCCCCCGACCCCGACAGCGACAGCGCCCGCTTCGTCTTCGGGGTGGTCCTCTATGCGCACGGCGCCGCGGCGTAGCCTCATCGGGGAACGGGCTCCGCGCCCCTCGACAACCCGACCTAGGAGGTCCGGAACGTGAAGAACGCCGATGCGATCGTCGTCGGGGCGAATGGCTCGATCTACGCCGCCCCCGTCGACACCGCCGTCCCCGCCGACATCTCGGCCGCCCTCTCCGAGGACTGGGTCGACCTGGGCTACGTGACCGAGGACGGGGTCGCGTGGACCGACGGGAAGAGCATCCAGAGCGTCCGCGCCTGGCAGAGCTTCTACGACATTCGCCGGATCATCGAGAGCCGCGAGGGCTCGCTCGGGTTCGGCCTCATGGAGTGGAAGGGCGGGAACGTCCAGCTGGCCTTCGGCGGGGGCGAGATCACCGAGACCGCCCTCGACTCCGGGCTCTACGAATACACGCCCCCGGACCCCGCACACATCGACGAGCGGGCCCTCGCCGTCGAGTGGCAGGACGGCGAGAAGAACTACCGGCTGGTCTGTCTCAAGGGCATGGTGAGCGAGAACGTCGAAACGAACATCGTCCGCACCGGGGCGAGCGTGCTCCCGATCTCGTTCGCCTTCCTCGGCCAGGATGGCCAGGCCGTCTTCCGTTTCCAGACCGACGACCCGGCCTTCGCCGACGTGTCGACCGTCGCCCCGTGAGCGACGCCACGCAGCCAACCCCGCCGGCGGAGGCCCGCCGGATCGACCTCGACGCCGCCCGCAAGGCGCGACGCGAGAAGCGGGGCCCGGCGCCCACGATCATCTTCCTCGGCGACGAGCACCCGCTGCCGCACGACCTCCCCGCGGAGGTCATCGACATCGTCGCCGCGGTCAACGCCGGCGATTGGTCCGTCGTCACGCAGGCCGTGAAGGTCCTCCTCGGCGGGGAGCGATACGACGAGATCGTCGCGAAGGCGAAGGCCTCGGGCGACCCGCTCGAGCTCCCCGACGTGACCTTCCTCCTCGAGCAGGTCCTCGACATCTACGAGGTCACGCTCCCGGAATCGAAAGCCTCGGGGTCGCAGTCCTAGGACACTGGCGCAACGTCGCGGCCGACTTCACCCGGTACTACGGGATCGACCTCGCCGACGCCATATGGGGCCCCGAGGCGCTCACCTTCCGCCGGCTCGAGGAGCTCACCTACGGGCTCCCCCTCGAGAGCCGCACCGCGCGCCAGCTGGGCGCCCCCGTCGCGGGGATGCCGGGCCAGTGGGGCAACGCCGAGGAGCTCCTCGCCGCGACCGTCGAGGTCCTCGCCGACTTCCGTCGCGTCTTCATCCTGGCGCAGCCCCGGCCGAAGGGCCGCGGGAAGCCGAACGTCCCCGAGGTCCGAGTCCCCCGGCCGAAGCGAGGGGCAGGGCAGGATGAGAAGCAGAAGCCCGCGACGAGCGCCGAGCTCGCCGCCTTCATGGGAGCCCGAGGGGTCGTGATCGACTACACGCCGAAGCCGAACGACACCGCCGGCGAGGAGGCCTAGGTGGCCGGGGAGCTCGACGCCGGGCGCGCCTTCGTCGACCTCGTCCCGAAGCTCAACAAGGGCGCGGCCGCGGCGACGCAGGCGCAGATGGGGGGCATGTTCTCCGGGCTCGCCGGGAAGGCGAAGCTCGCCGGCGCAGCGATCGGCGTCGGGCTCGGCGCGGCCGCCGTCGGCGCCGGGGTCGCCGCGTTCAAGATCGGCCAGACCTTCGACTCCGCCTTCGACACGATCCGCATAGGTACGGGCGCCACCGGCGAGGCCCTCGCCGGCCTCGAGCAGAGCTTCCGGAACGTCGCGAAGGGCGTCCCCGATGACTTCGGGAAGGTCTCGACCGCGATCGCCGACCTCAACACGAGGACGGGCCAGAGCGGGCCGCAACTCGAGGCGCTCGCAACGCAGATGCTCACCCTCGCCCGCGTCACGGGCGAGGACCTCGGGAGCACGATCGAGAAGCAGACCCGCTTCTTCGGGGACTGGGGCGTCGCCGTCGAGGACCAGGCCGGATCCCTCGACTACCTCTTCCGCGTGTCGCAGTCGACCGGCATCGGGATAAACGACCTCTCGGGGAAGCTCGTCCAGTTCGGCGCCCCGCTCCGTCAGCTGGGCTTCTCGATGGAGGAGAGCGCCGCGCTCCTCGGCAAGTTCGAGAAGGAGGGCGTGAACGCCGAGCTCGTCATGGGCTCCTTCCGGATCGCCCTCGGCAAGATGGCCCGCGAGGGCGAGCCCGCCCAGGAGACCCTCGCCCGCGTGACCGACGAGATCGCGAACGCCGGCGACTCGAGCGAAGCGAACGCCCTCGCCCTCGAGCTCTTCGGCGCCCGGGCCGGCCCCGACATGGCCGCCGCGATCCGGGAGGGCCGCTTCGAGGTCTCCGATCTCGTCGACACCCTCTCGAGCGGGGGCGACACGATCATGGGCGTCGCCGGCGAGACCGACGGGCTCGGCGAGACCTTCGCCCGGCTCAAGAACAAGGTCATGCTCGGCGTGGAACCCCTCGCGACCGGCTTCCTCCGCTTCCTCGAGGACGCCCTCCCGAAGCTCGAGCCGCTCGTCGACGCCATCGGCGTCTTCCTGCCGCAGGCCTTCGCCGAGGTCGGGCGCGTCGTGGGCCCGATCGTCGAGATCGTCGGGAAGGTCGCCCGGGCCTTCTCGCTCCTCGGGGGCGACGACGGCATCCAGGGCTTCGCCGAGGTCATGGACAACGCCCTCGGCAACAGCGGGAAGTTCGTCGGCTTCTTCCGCGAGCTCGGGGGCTGGATCCTCCGCATCGGCGACTTCATCCGCGACAACTTGAAGCCGATCCTCGTCACCCTCGGCGTCGCCTTCGCCCTCCTCGTCGCCCCGGTCGCGACCGTCGTCGCCGGCCTCGTGCTCGCCTACCAACGCTTCGAGGGCTTCCGGAACGTCGTCGACACCGTGGTCCGCTTCCTCCTCGCCGAGGTCGTCCCCCGCGTGACCGAGTTCGCCGGCTACGTGGCCGAGCAGTTCGGGAACCTCGTCGCCTGGGTCCGCGAACACTGGGCCAGCATCCAGGAGGCCGTGGGGCACGTCGTCGAGGTTATCCGGGCCATCGTGACCGGCTTCGTCGACGCCGTGCTCATCTACTGGGGCTACTTCGGCGACACGATCCTCACGATCCTCGCGAACGCGTGGGAGAACGTCCGGGCCGTCGTCGAGTTCGCGGTCGCCCTCGTCGCCGGGATCATCGAGACCGCGGTGGCCCTCATCAACGGCGACTGGGGGGCCGCCTGGGACGCCTTCACCGGGATCTTCTCCGCGGCGTGGGAGCTCGTGAAGACCCTCCTCGGGAACGCCCTCGAGATCATCGGGAGCCTTCTCGGCGCCGGGATGGACCTCGCCCGCGACCTCGTGAGCGGGGCCCTCGACAAGATCGTCGGCTTCTTCCGCGACCTCCCCGGCCGACTGGCAGGCGCCGCCGGCGACGTCTTCGGCTTCCTCTGGGAATCGTTCCGCGGGGCGATCAACAAGGTCATCGACGGATGGAACGACCTCGAGTTCAAGATCCCCGGATTCGATCCGCCCGGGCCCGGCCCGAAGTTCGGAGGCTTCACCCTCGGCCTCCCGACCGTCCCCCGCCTCGCCGAGGGCGGGACCGCCCTCGAGCGCGGCCTCGCGATCGTCGGCGAGGGCTCCTACGACGGCGAGCTCGTCGACCTCCCCGCCGGCGCCGTCGTGACCCCCCTCGACACCGCCGCCATGATCGCCGAGGCCGCCGGCACAGCTGGCGCGCAACCCGCGAGCCTCTTCCGCGACATCATCGTCCCGACCGCGACCGACGCCACCGCGGACGAGGTCGTCGACGCCATCCTCACGAAGGCCGGCTGGAAGCTCACCACGCGGAACGACGGGAGAGCCTGACCGTGGACCACTACCAGGGCGCAGCCCGGGGCCTCACCTTCGGCGCCGGCACCCCCTACGAGTTCTCCGGGCCGATCGGCGGGCTCGGCCTCCCCGTCCCCCGCTCGGGCGACCAGGAGCGCGGCGACCGCGACGGCGACGTCGGGGGCGACGACGTCCTCCCCCGTCGGATCCTCACGTTCCCCCTCAACATCGACGCCGCGACCCCCTCGGCGATGCTCGCCGCCCACCAGGCCCTCAAGCGGGCATGGCGCCCCGCCGTCGCCGACGTCGCCCTCGACCTCTGCCTCCCCGGCTTCCCCTCGAGCGACGAGGTCCTCCGCTTCTACGGGCGCCCCCGAGGCTTCGACTCCGATCTCTCGAGCCTCAAGAGCACCCACGGCGACGCCCTCCTCACCTTCGAGGCCCTCGACCCCTTCGGCTACGGGCCCGAGGAGGTCCAGGCCCTCGCCGCCGGCGCGAACGTCGTCACGAACGACGGCGACGCCACCACCGACCGCTGGACCCTCACCCTCAACCGGACCGGCGCGGCGAGCTCGATCGTGAACGCCGACGACGACGAGCCCGGGCTCTCCCTCGAGGCCGGCGCCTCGACCCTCGTCCTCGACGGACGGACGCACACGATCACCGAGGCCGGCACCGACGTCTTCGAGCTCATCCAGCCCGGCTTCGGCTGGCCCGTGCTACTCGAGGGCGACAACGCCGTCACCCTCACCGGAGCGACCGGCTCCCTCGTCTTCCGCCCCGCGTATCACTAGGCGACCGAGCTCGAGGCCGTAGCCTCTGGGCGTGGCATCGATGACCGATTACCTCGAGGACAAGCTCCGCGACCACGTCCTCCGGAACGTGGCCTACACGAGCCCGGCGACCGTCTACCTTCGACTCTTCACGACGTCGACGACCGACGCCGGCGCCGGGACCGAGGTCGCCGGGGGCTCCTACACCGGGAAGGCCGTCACCTTCGCCGCCGGCGCAGCTGGCAGCGGAGCCGCCGACAACTCGGGCGCGGTGAGCTTCGCGAACATGCCAGACACCACGGCGACGCCGATCACCCACGCCGCCCTCTTCGACGCCGCCACCGGCGGGAACATGCTCATGCATGCCCCCCTCTCGAGCCCGAAGAGCACGAACGCCGGCGACACCCTGACCTTCGCGATCGGCGACGTCGACGCCGTCTTCGCCTGACCTCGAGGAGCTCCACACATGGCCGACGACGTCTCCCTCCCGGCGACCGGGGCACAGGTCGCGACCGACGAGGTCGACATGGGCGGAGGCGCCGCGCACGTCCAGCTGGTGAAGCTCGTCGACGGGACCGACGGGGCGACCGGCCGGATCCCCGGCGACGCGAACGGCCTCCACGTCCAACCCGGGAAGGGCTCATTCACCGACGGATCGACGACCATCACGACCGGCGGAACATCGCAGCAGGTCTTCGCAGCGAACGCCGCCCGCCGCTTCCTCCTCGTCCAGAACATCAGCGACACGAAGATGTTCCTCAACTTCGGGAGCGCCGCGACCACCGGCGCCGGATCGATCCTGCTGGCACCGAACGGAGGATCGGTCGTCATGGACGCCGGCTTCGTGACCGACCAGACCGTGAACATCTTGTGCGCCACGGCCGGGAAGGCCTTCACCGCGAAGGAGGCTTAACCGATGGGCCTCACAGCGGCCGCGAACGGCGAGGTCCGCTCGCCCGCCGGGATCATCCTCCCCCGCACCTTCGAGACGTTCGATGCTCCGGGCGACGGCGCCGTCTATGCGATCGACCAGTCGTGGACAACGCTTGTGGGCTCCTTCTCTCGGGTGAGCGACACGGCAGAGGTTCAGTCCTCCGGGAACAATGAGGCCCTCGGCCGGATGAACCTCGATCTCGGCTCCCCGAACCACTTCATCGAGGCGCTCATCACGCAGACCGGAAACCCCGGTGGGACGTTCTCGACGTGCGGGCTCATCGTCCGGAAGGACTCGAGCGCCACCCGGACCTTCTACATGATCGAGATCGCGAACAACATCTCGCCTGGCGTGGTCGGGGCCTACAAGTGCGTGGGCGGTAGCTACACCGGGCTCACAGGCACCGGCCACGCGACCCCCCATTTGACCGAACCGTTCTGGATCCGCGCCGAGGTCGAAGGCTCCGCTCTCCGCCTCTACCAAGATGGCGTCCTGCTCTGGTCGGGCAGCGACGGGAGCATCGCTGGCGGAAGCTACGTCGGTCTCCGTTCCTTCCGGAACAGCGACCCGAAGACTCGCTATGCCCATGTCGCAGCGGGACCGCTCTAGTGACGACGCCTCTCCTCGAGACCCTCTGGCTCGACAGCAACGCGCACGCGGGCGAGCTCGGCGCCGTGTTCGTCGAATCAGCGATCACCCTCACGGATGGCCGCCCCTATCAATTGCTCGTCGACGGGAACTGGAACATCTGGCTCGCGACCGAGTCGCTCACCGGGGCGCCCCGGCCGCTCGTCTACCCGACGGCGAATGACGAACGGAACGACGCGAGCCACGACGCCGAGACGACGTGGTCGTGGGCCGGCGGAGGAGGGGGCCCGCTCCCCCGTCACAACCCTTCCAACGTCGGCTCGTTCTGGATCAACCCCGGTAGCGGATGGGTCCACCCTGAGCCGCTGGGGGGCCCGTTCTCGACTCCTCAACCCGACCATCTCTACGGCTACAACCTCACCGGCGAAGGTCAACCGCTCCGGGCGCAAATCTACGACACGCTTCTCTTCAACAGCGGGAAGGTCCGCCTCCGGATCTACGGCACCGGCGGCTGGAAGATTGGAGCCCTCTAGGTGAGCCTGCTCCTCCTCTTCTCGACCGACCCGGCGGGGCCTCCCTCCGTCAAGTTCTCGGCTTCTCTCAACTTCTCCGCGGTCGGGACCGTGTCCATCGCCCCGGCTACCGTCCAGTTCTCCGCCTCCGCAGACCTCGACACCGACGCGAAGGCGACCGTCCCCGCCGCCGTGGCCATGACCGCCGCCGGCGACCTCTCCCCCGGGCTCCCCGCCGTCGAGGTCTCCTGGGGATCCGTGACCTTCACCGCCCGGGCCACCCTGACGCCGACGATCATCCCCCGCGGGAAGAAGCGAAAGGCCGTCGTGACCGACGTCTTCGGCGCCCCGCTCGGCGAGCTCGAGCAGGCGAAGATCGGCGCGCTCACCTTCGAGCTCAACCGGCCCGACGAGTTCGCCGTCGTCGTCCCCGTGAGCGACCCGAAGGCCGGGCTGCTCTTCGAGGAGCGGATCCGAGAGGTCCAGATTTGGCGGGGAGACCAGCTGCTCACCTGGGGGCCGGCGATCCGCCCGAGCGTGGACAAGCACCACGTCGCCGCCGAGTGTCGCGGCGCCCTCTGGCACCTGACCCGCCGGCACATCGGGAAGGCCGAGCGGACGAACTACGTCAACAACGGGAGCTTCGAGGACGGGCTCGCGGGGTGGAACATGACGACGAACGAGGTCGCCATCTTCTACAACTCCCCGACGGCGCAGCCGACCCCGCCGATCCACTCGATCGTGAAGTTCCCGACCGTCACCGGGAAGCGGGCCCTCAAGCTCGAGAACTACGTCGCCGGCGCCGACGCCTCCGCCCAGCAGGCCTTCCTCTGGGTCACCGACGAGGAGGCGAGCCCCGACGGGGACCGCTGGACCCTCAAGGGCTACGTCTGGCTCGAACGCTTCGACAACCCCGCGACCGAGGGCGGGCGAGGCCTCTACCTCGAGCGATTCAGCACGACCGAGCTCCACCCCGACCCCCGCGTGCTGGCCGTGAACCCGAACGCCCCGAAGAGCCTCGAGCACGTCTTCGTCCCGATCGACGAGGAGACCCCGGTCGGGGTCTGGCACCGTATGGAGATCGGTCTCGAAACCCCGCCGAAGGCCGGCGAGCCCGAGCGCGTCAACGTCCGCCTCTACGCCCCCGACGGGGTCGTGTACTGGGACGCGATCAGTCTCACCCTCGAGGAGCGCCTGAGCTTCTTCGGGAAGGACCAGACCTCCGAGATCGCCGCCGCGATCGTCGACCACCTACAGGCCGCCGAGTACGACAAGAGCGACGCCAACATCTCGACCAGCTGCGCCCCCTCGGGCGTGCTCCGCGAGCGGATCTACGTGCACTCCGAGCACCCGAACGGCTTCGACGCCCTCGACGAGTTCACCGGCCTCTCGAACGGCTTCGACTTCGCCGTCACCTACACGCCGACCGCCCGGATCTTCACGACCTACTTCCCCGAGCGGGGCCGACACTGGCCCCGCTTCGCGCTCGAGCTCGGCCGCAACATCGCCGACTTCGCCTGGACCTTCGACGGCGAGGCCGGCGCCTCGGCGATCGTCGTCCTCGGCCAGGGCGAGGGCTCCGACCGGGAGGAGGGCTTCGCGATCGACCCCGAGGCCTTCGCCGGCGGGCTCACCCTCGAGGAGGTCCTGGCCGCCCCGCCCGAGACCCCGATCGACTCCCTCGACAACATCGCCCTCGAGCGCCTCGTCACCGCCACGGCGCCCGAGGTCCTCGCCGTGAAGACCACGAAGGCGCAGCCCGGGCAGGCCGACCCGATCGGGGTCCTCTGGCCCGGCGACACGATCCCCCTCAAGATCCGCCGCGGGGTCTTCTCGCTCGAGGCGACCTACCGGATCCAGCGCCTCACGATCAACCCCGACGAGAGCCTCGACCTCGTCCTCAACCTCCGGAGCCTCACGCCATGACGAAGGGCCTCCTGCCCCCGGAGATCGAGCGCGAGATCGGGCGCCTCAAGCACCGGGTCCTCGCCCTCGAGCGTCGGCTCGGCGAGCTCGAGCGGGGCGCCCGCGATCACGGGCTCCCCTTTGTCATCGACGGGGGCGTCTTCGTGAAAGAGTCCCCGCCGTGGACCCCCCGCTTCCTGACGCGGGCCGTCGACGTCGTCGCCCTCCTCGGCACCGCCGGCGCCTCGACGACGACGATCGAGGTCCGGAAGAACGGCGCGGCGATCGGCGCCGGCCTCTCCCTCGGCCCCGACGAGACCGTGAAACGCTTCACGCTCTCGAGCCCCTTCGCCGCCGACCAGGACCTCCTGACCGTCGCCGTCGTCACCGCCGGCACCGGCGCCGAGGACCTCGACGTCATCGTCCGCTTCCGCTAGGTCCGCGGCGCAGCTGGCGCGCACCCCGTACCCTTCGGGGCGTGAGCTACCGGATCATCCCCCGCGCAGAGTGGGGCGCCATCCACGATCGGGGAGCAGGGCCGGCCCCGCTCCCCGCCTCCGAGGTCTGGCTCCATCACTCCGTCACGATCGCCCCCGACCTCGTCCCACCCTTCGACGACGACCACGCCGCGGTCCGGACCCTCGAGAGGATCGGCGAGCAACGCTTCGGGCGGGGGATCTCCTACACGTTCGCGATCACCCCGGCGGGGCTCATCTTCGAGGGGCACGGGGTCGACCGGCGGGGCTCGCACACCTACGGGCGCAACAGCGCCGGCCGGGCGATTTGCTTCGTCGGGAACTACGAAGCGAACCGGCCGACGGACGCCATGCTCGACGCCGCCGGCTGGCTCCTCGCCCACGGCTTCCTCCGGGGATGGTGGAAGGCCGCCAAGCTCAAGGGGGGCCACCGGGACGTCCGGGCGACCTCCTGCCCCGGCCGCCACGCCTACGCCGCGATGGGCCGGATCGACGAGCTCGCCGCCGCTCACGCTCGAGGAGCCGCAGGGCTCCCGCCGGCGCCCACCCCGACCCCTCCCCCGACCTCGAGCACGGAGTACCGCATGGATACCCTCGACCTCCGCAACGCGCACGCCTCGCCCGTCCGGGGCCGGCACGTGGACAACCTGCAGGCGCTCCTCCTGCCGCTCCTGGCCTTCATCGGCCGGGCCGACATGATCCCCGGCCTCGTCGCCGCCAACGGCGCCCCCGACGGCATCGCCGGCAAGGGGACCGCCGAGGCCCTCGAGGTCGGGCAGAACGCCCTCCTCTACTTCGGGAAGAACATCGGGAGCACGAAGGCCGACCGGATCGCAGGCCCGTCGACGTGGCGCGCTCTCATCGAGTTCTGACCCGGGCCCTCGGGCGAGCTCGAGCAGGGGGACGGGAGCCGATCAGCTGGCGCGTGCGCGCCTACGTCGGCATCTTCGCCTTCCGCCACCTGGGCTTCGCGTTCGCGTTCGCCGAGGACGAGTACCGGCTCGGGAGCTCCCCCTCGTTCCGCTACGTCTTCGAGGTCGCCGCCGTCCATACGTGGGCCGGCATCTTCGCCGGCCTCGGGATCCTCGGCATCGGCGCCCTCGTCTGGCCTCGAGAGATCGGGATCCGCTCGCTCCTCGCCGTGTCCGTCGGGACCTCCCTTGCATTCGCCGGGGGCTCGATCCTGGCCATCGCCAACCAGCCCCCGCTCGCGACCTCGCTCGTCCCGATCGCCTTCGCCGTCTTCGCCGCGAAGGACCTCATCGTCTCGGGGATGGCCTTCACGAACCCCGTCGAGGAGATGATTCGGGAGACCGAGTACCACGATCGGGCGTGCTCGTGAATGTCGGCGCGATCGTCGTCTCTCTCGTCGCCCTCGCCGGCACCGCCCTCTCGGCGTGGCTGGCCGCTCGGGCGCAGAAGACCGGGGCGAAGGTCCAGGAGAAGGCCGCGCTCTTCGAGGGCTACGACGAGTTCGTCGCCCACCTTCGGGCCCGCGTGAGCGAGCTCGAGGACGCGCTCGAGGGGGCCGCCGAACGCTTCCGGACCGCGCAGATCGAGTGCGAGGAGTGCCGCGATCTCCTCCGCGGCGCCCGCGAGGACTTCCAAGCTCTGCGCATGGTCCTCGAGCTCCTCCGCCGCGAGCTCGGCTTCCCCCCGGGCTGGGACCCCTTCGACCATCTCGAGGAGGCGACCGGAATCCGCCCCTTCGGCCGACGCGCCGAGGATCCGCCCGTCCCCCCGCCGGGGTGGCCCGGTCGGGAACACTGGACGAACCCGCTCGAGCTCGACGTGGACCCCGACAACCCGGAGGACTGACCTCATGGACACCGCCCACCTACTCGCCGCCGTGCTCGGCTTCCTCGAGCGCGTGGTCTGGACCTACGTCGAGGCCTTCGCCGCTCTGCTCCTCGTCGGGCCGTCGATCGACATCTCGACGGCGACCGCCGCCGGGATGGCAGCGATCCCCGCCGCGGTCACGTTCGCGATGAACGCCATCCGCGCCGCGGAGATCCCCGCCGGGCTCCCCTTCTACTTCGACCTCGTGCTCCGGATCGCGAAGACCTACGTGGCCGGCTTCCTCGGCTTCCTCGTCGCGCTCCCGGTCTTCCGCCTCGACGTGGGCATCCTGTCCGCCGCGGCGATGGCGGGGATCCCCGCCCTCCTGGCGCTCCTCAAGGGGGCCGCGGCGACCCGCCTCGGCGCCGAAACGCCGGCAACTCTGCCAGCACGCCGGGATCCGCTCGCTCTGGCCGCCACGTAGGCGCCTCGTCGACGAGGACGGGGAGCTCTGCACCGTCGGGCGCAGAGCTCCCCGCGGCCCGTAGAGGGCCACACAGAGCTTCTAACCGCGGAGCTCGAGCCCGGCCCGGGCGCGGTCGACGCCCCGCAGCTGGCGCGCCGTCGACTCCTCGGCCGCTTCCTGGGCCTTCCGGCGGATCGCGACGACGTCGTCCTCGAGGCCGGCGGAGCGGGCGACGATGGCCAGCGCCTCGGCGAGGCCCTCGGCCTTCGCGTTCAGTTCGACCCGGATCAAGTTCACCGACGACGCGGCGAGCTCGGGGCGCGGGTTCCGGATCGCCCGCAGGTACCGGGCCTCGGCCTCGTTCAAGGTCCGGAGGAGCTCGCCGTAGAGCAGGGCGGGAACCTGGGGACGGGCGAGGTCCTCGGGGCGCCGGCCGGGCCGGCGATGGTCGCGGCGATCGACAAGCGTCGCCTGGGTGGTCGTGGTCTCTGGGTGCGTGGTCACGGGACCAGTATCGGCGCGCCGGCGAGAAAACTAAAGACCCGTCTTGAAGTTTCCCGCGATCGGGCGTACGTTCCACCCCGCGCAGTGACCGACGAAGCCCCCGGAGTGCAACCCGTGACGATCGCCACCACCCTTCGAGACCTCGAGCAGATAGCGGAGCCGCTGGCCCGCCTCGAGGCGATCGAGAAGGCCGGCGTAGAGCTCGAGAGCATGGGCGCCGATCTTCGGCGCCTCAAGGGGCAGGCGATCCGCGACCTCCGCGGCGACGGCGAGACCCGTCGCACGTGGGCAGAGGTCGGCGATCTCCTCGGGGTCTCCGCGCAGCGGGCCGAGCAACTCTCGCGCCTGTAACCGCACCCGAAGACCACCGAAAGGGGCCCCCGTGGCCGAAGACCCCCGCGACCCGACCGACGTCGACGTCGTCCACCAGCCGAGCCTTCCGAGCCTCGAGCTCCCCGAGTACCACGGGCGCCAACCCGTCGGGATGAAGACCAGCGTCAACGGCGCCGGGAACAGGATCAGCCGCCCGCACAGCATCGGCGACCGCGTCGTCGCCGTGATCGAGCTCAAGGTGAAGACCGCCGGGCACGAGGAGACCGACGACGGGCTCGTGTACGCCGAGAAGCACAAGGTCGTCGACTTCTTCGAGGTCCAGGGCGACCCCGGCGCCCGGCTCCTCTCCGCCGTGCGCAACGCCTACCGCACCGCCGACGACGCGAAGAGCGGGCGCGAGCCCCTCCCCGACCTCGGCACCGCCGGCGTGACCGACGCGAGCGGGGTCGCGCTCACCCCGAGCGAGCTCGCCGAGCTCGCCGGCCTCGACCCCGTCCGGGCGATGCTCGACGACGATGCAACCCCGGTCGTCGTGCTCTACTCCGACGGCGCTCGCGAGCTCTGGCCCGATGACTTCGACGCCGGCGCACCCCGGCCGACCGCCGGCGAGAAGTTCGACGCCCCCGGCGAGGGCCCCGCCGCCTACGTGTACGTCGAGAAGCTCCTGCACGCCGAGACCGGCGAGACCGTCGCGGAGTGGACCCCGGAGCAGGAGGACGCCCGCCTCCTCGAGCTCGAGGAGGAGCAGGCCGCCGAGGAGGCCCGCGCCGAGGGCCGCACGACCCCCGACGACGTCGACGGCGAGCCGATCGGCCAGGAGGTCGACGAGGAGGCCCCGCTCGACGATTGGGAGATCGCCGGCGAGGAGGTCGACGACCTCGAGGACATCGAGGACGGCGACACCGTCGAGGACTTCGACGAGGGCCTCGAGCCGATGGCCTCCCCGGAGCTCCCCGAGGAGACCGACGACGACGAGGACCAGGGCGCCGACGTCGTCGACTTCCCCGGCGCCGCGGCGAAGCTGGCCGCCGAGCTCGACGAGCCCGACGACGTCGACTTCGCCCTCATCGACCGGAAGATCACCGAGATCGTCCCCGAGCTCGATCACATCGGCGACCTCCGCCAGGCCCGGCGCCTCGTCGAGGCCGAGAAGCGTGGCCGCGGTCGGGGGCTCAAGCCCCGGAGCTCGCTCCTCGACGCCCTCCATGCCCGCGTGGCCGAGCTCGAGGCCGAGCAGGCGATGGCGGACGGGCCCGACGACGATGGGGAGGCCTTCTGATGCCCACCACGAGCGAAGACCTCCGCCGGCGAGCGAACCCGGGGATGGCCCGGATCCCGCACCCGCACGGCGCGATGGTCCCCGTCGGCGACCTCGACGCCGCTCGAGAGGCCGCACGCCGCGCCGAGGAGGCCGGGCGCCGCTACCGGGCGATCCTGCAAAGCGTGGAGCCCCTCTTCGGCCGGGCGACCTACCTCGCCCTCGCCGAGGCCCTCGAGCCCCTCGAGGACCAGAGCTACGAAGCGACCCGCTACTTCGAGCGGGCGATCGCCGAGCTCGAGGAGCACCGCGACCAGCTGCACCGCGCCCACCGCCAGAGCGAGGACAAGTGGATGGGCGCCATGAAGACCGCCCGCGAGGCCGTCGGCGAGCTCCTCGCCCGCCACCGGCGCCGGAAGACCGAGCCGCCCGACTGGCTCCGCACCCTCGCCCACGAGGCGCAGCTGCCCATCCCCGGCGACGAGCAGGAGCCCTTCTGATGCCTGACACCCGGATCGTCTACGGGGCCCGCTGCGCGTGGTGGGACTCGATCGACAAGGTCGGCACCACGCCGACCGGGCTCCCCGCCTGTCCGCATTGCGGGGGCGTGCTCTTCGAGGTCGGCACCGAGGCCGAGTGGTGGCTGGGCGTGGAACGTCACGAGGCCGCCGGGAACGACGGCTACCGGGCCTTCGTCGTCTGGCTCCGGGGGAAGTGTTTCCCGACCCTCGAGGTCGCCGCCGACGCCTACCAGGCGCGCACCCGGGCGACGATCGTCTACCCGCTCGAGAACGACGAGGTCCTCGAGCCCGGCGCCGTGCTGGCCATCACCGAGGGCCTCCCTCTGAGCATGTTCGGCCGCGACGTCGGGACCGTCGTCGCCGCCCGCCCGACCGCCGACGGCGACCTCGAGATCGTGGTGGCCATCGACGACGACGAGGCGCTCGAGCTCCTCACCGCGAACGGGGTCGCCGTGAGCATCGCCGACGAGGAGGCCGACGATGCCTAGGAAGACGATCGCCGCCCTCGAAGCGCAGATCGAGGACCTCCGCGAGGAGCTCGCCGAGGCCCGGATGGACGCCGACCGGGCCGACTTCGAGCGCGACGACTGGCAGCGCACCGCCGGCGAGCGGGCGACCCTCCTCGACCGGGCCGACGACGAGGTCCTCTTCCTCCGCTCGATCGTGCACGGGCTCGTTCCGGGAAGTCTCCGCTGATGGCCCGGAAGCCGAAGAACCCGACCAGGATCCAGCGCGCCGGCAACGGGCATAGCTACTACCTCGACGGGGTGAAGGTCCCCGGCGTGACGACGATCCTCTCGAACGGGATCCCGAAGCCCGGGCTGATCAACTGGGCCTCGAACGTCCCCGCCGACTTCGTCGCGAACCGCCTCGGCGTGGCACGCAACGCCGAGGGGAAGACCCGCATCGTCGCCGACGAGCTCGTCCGCGATCTCCTCGAGTGGAACGCCTCGAGGGGGCACCACGCCGTGAAGGTCGACGAGAGCGAGACCCTCCCCCGCCTGGCGATCGCGAAGATCCTGAGCTCGATCCGCTACCGGGACAGCGGGGAGGCGTCGGCGAAGGGGACCGAGGTCCACAAGCTCGGCGAGCGCCTGGCCCGCGGCGAGGAGGTCGACGTCCCCGAGGGCCTCGAGGGGCACGTCGCGAGCTACCTCCGCTTCCTCGAGGAGTGGGACCCGACCGAGGCGCTCCTCGAGCGCGTCATGGTCTCCCGGAAGTGGCGCTACATGGGGAAGACCGACCTCATCGCCCGATTCCCCGGGGAGTGGCCCGACGAGACCCCGTGGGCCGGCGAGCCGATCGGCGTCGGCCTCCTCGACCTCAAGACCTCGAGGTCCGGGATCTTCGCCGAGACCGCCCTACAGGTCGCCGCCTACGGCAACGCCGAGACCATGCTCGAGGGCGACGACGAGGTCCCGATCCCCGAGGTCGACTGGTTCGGGGCCGTCTGGGTTCGCGCCGACGGCTTCGACGTCTACCGCTTCGACGTGCGCCAGGACCCGAGCGACCGGGCCTTCCGCACGTTCCTCTACGCGAAGCAGGTCGGCGACTGGCTCGACTTCCGAGAGGGCCCGGCCGCCACCGTGAAGAGCGACTCCCTCCCCCCGCCCACCCGTGACCACGAAGAAGACCAGGAGACCACGTGACCGACATCGAGAAGTACGAAGACCCCGCCCGGGCCGGGAGCTCGATCGAGCTCGCCCCGAAGGCGTGGACCCTCGCGCAGCGCATCGCGGCGACCGAGTTCGTCCCGAAGGGCCTCCGGGGCAAGCCCGAGGCCGTCATGGCCGCCATGCTCTACGGGCGAGAGGCCGGGGTCGGCGAGATGCAGGCCCTCTCCAAGATCCACGTCGTCGACGGGCGCCCGGGCATGGCCGCCGAGCTCATGCGCGCCCTCGTCTTCCAACATGGCCACGAGCTCTGGATCGAGGAGAGCTCGTCGACGCGGTGCATCGTCGCCGGCAAGCGCCGCGACTCCACCCGGGAGACCCGGGTCACGTGGACCCTCGACGACGGCAAGCGGGCCGGGCTCCTCGGGAAGGACAACTGGAAGAAGTACCCCGACGCGATGCTCCTCGCCCGGGCGACCGCGAAGCTCTGCCGCGCCGTCTTCCCCGACGTCCTCGCCGGGCTCTCCTACACCCTCGAGGAGCTCGCCGACGGCGACACCCCCGAGGACGCCATGCTCGAGGTCGTCGCCGAGCAGGGCGACGGCGCGCCAGCTGCGCCCGCCCGCCCGAAGGCCCGGGCCCGGAAGACCGCGACCCGCGGGAGCGATGCGCCGGCGAAGACCGAGCCCGACCCCGTCGACCAGGACCGCGGCGAGGTCCCCGACCTCCCCGACCCCGACGACGAGATCACCGACGCCGAGATCGTCGAGGACGAGCCCGAGGAGGCGCCGGCGGCCGCCGAGCCCGACCTCGAGCCCCCCGAGGCGCCCGACGACGTCGTCGACGCCGAGATCGTCGACGAGCCCGACGAGTACGAAGGCCCGGACCAGGACCTCCGGGGCCCGAGCTACACCGGCCCGCAGGTCGTCGCGATCCGCCTCGGCGAGCTCGGCGTGAAGGACCGGACCCGGAAGCTCGAGGTCTGCGCCGCGATCCTCGACCTCGACGAGGACCTCGAGAGCACGAAGGACCTCACCGCCGAGCAGATCACCGCGGTCCTCGAGGGCCTCGAGGGCGCCGAGCTCGTCGCGAGCCTCATCCCCGAGGCCGCTACCGTGGCCACCGGCGCCGGCGAGGACCACGCCGGCGGGGACGCGTCGCCGGCCCCGGGGACGTCTACCGGGCCCCGCCGGCGCCGCACCCCGACCGTCGACCCCGAGGAGTGGGACGCCGACCGATGGCGCGCCTTCCTCAAGGATCGGGCCGTGAAGGTCTCCGAGCTCGTGAAAGAGGCGAACCGGCTCGGCCGCGAGGCCGGGACCCCCGTCGGCTCCCTCGACGAGGTCCCCGGCTCCGGGCTCTGCGCGACCCTCGTCGGCTTCGTCGAGGACCTCGCCCTCGAGCGGGGAGGCGCATCGTGAACCGGCTCCGCACCCTCTGGCGCACCGTGCGCGACGCCCACCGGCTCGCGCTCGAGATCCCCGGGGAGATCATGCTGGGCCTCGAGGCCCGTCGCGAGCTCGCCGACCTACACGCGACCGGCTGGCCCTCCGTCGAGAGCCTCGCCGGCGCCTGGGCCGCCTCGATCATGGCCGAGGCGCAGGCCGCCGAGCTCCTCCGCCGGCTCTTCGTCGACACGCCCGAGCTCGTCTGGCGATGCACCGACCCGAAGACGTGCGCGTGCTCCGTCGCGCAGGCCCTCCGCTTCCTCAAGGCCCGGGGGCTCGCATGAACACCTGCCGCTCGTGCGGGGCCTCGATCCGCTGGGCCCGCACCACGAACGACCGCCCGATCCCTCTCGACGCCGAACCGGACCCCGCCGGGAACGTGCTCCTCCTCGGCGAGACCGCCCACGTCCTCGGGAAGGGCGCGACCGTCCCCCTCGAGCTCGCCGGCGACGACGACGGGACAAGATGGATGCCACACCACGCCACGTGCGAGAACTGGGGGAACCGATGACCGTCGAGCTCACCGACGAGCAGGCCCGCGCTCTGCTCTTCTCCGCCCGCTACCCCGCCGGCGCCGCGTCGGGCGCCCCCGTGAGCGAGGCCCTCGCCGCGATCGCCCGGGGCCTCGAGCGCGCCGAGGCCGAGGAGCCCCGCCGCTCCCTCGCCGAGGAGTTCCTCGCCGGCTGGGCCGCCGGGGTCGCCCGGGCCCGGCACGCCGCCACGGCGCCGCGGCCCAACTGGGGCTACGTCGCCCGGGCCGTGCGCGTCATCGAGGAGAGCGTGAAGGCCGACCCGCTCGCCCTCGCGCAGACCGACCGGCTCGGGGCCTACGTGCGCGACACCTTCGACGCCCTCGGCCTCTCCGTCACCGACGAGCCGACCCT